AAAATATTTGTGATGTTATTAACCACATATAAACCTGTAAAGAAATCTGCGCCATTTTGATCTGAGACTGCCAAACCTGTATCTTCGTTAATCAGTACACCTGCCCTAAACTCTAACAGTATTTCGTTATCGCCCCCGAGATATGAGGCATTGTTTACCTGCGCTCCATTGCCAGTCGAACGTTGAGTACCAACTAATTCTTCTGCAAGTGTATCTTGAAAAATATTACCAATTGGTATCCACCATGGATCTCCCCTGATCGTTAGATCTATATTTAAAAATGCAGCATTTTGATACAGGTTTCCAATAATAGCACCCACCCATCCTGTTCCAGGTACAAATGCATTTGGATCAGCCACCGATGTTAATTTATTTTGATCTGCGTTTTGTCTAACTTGTTGCTGGCTAGGTTTAGAGTCGAACATACCTGTTACAGGCAACATAGAATTTGCAGTAGGCGGTGTTGCATCTTCCGCAAATCTATTAGATAATGCACGTTGACGTTCGGTCAATAGTTTAGTAGCACTTTGTACATTTGAAAACAATTCAGCTTCTGTTTTGGCAATTATTGATTTTGTTATATCACCTGCATTTAAATTCAAAGACAATGTGTTATTAAATACAATATTACTTTTATCTGCACTGGTTGACGGGGTAGTTATATTCAATGTATTAGCCAGTTTAGTTACTTGGCTATTAATTTGATTAGTTAACAACTGCTGTTCCTCTGCCACAGCAGATTTTATAGTTGTTATTGCAGTTGTAATTGGACTTGCTAAATTATCAAGTACATTGGATGCAGCATCTAATATATTCAATACACCGGTTGGCAATAACTTAGTTCTGTTTAGTAATCCTTTAACTTGCTGAACACCCACACTATTAATATCAATAACAGGACCTTGAGTATATTGGTCGTAGCTGTTACTTTGTATCCATGTAGGTTGGCTAATAGTCCAAAGATTCTGTAAATTAAAATCAAATTTTAAAACTTCTGTGTTATTACCTGTATAGATATACTCATATTTTCTAGCAAGTCTATTATTAGATAGTAGATAGTTGAGTTTATTTTGTTTAGTAGTAAGATTCTGCACTGCTTTAACTGTTTCCATGTCAGTATAAGATTTAACACTTTCAGTTGGAATAAGCATATATGTTATATTTTGCACATAATCTTTAGTTACAGGGTCGACAAGTCTAGTTTGATCTAATTCAACCTTGGGATAAACAGTTACATATCTTATCATACCCTGTTCAGCTAAGCTAGCAGCACCGGGTGCAGGTGAAGTCTCACCTGTTATCCATTTTTGAGCTTCTTGACATAGATATATAACAAAGTCTACAACAGTTTCAACACTTTGCCCCCTGTTTATAGTGACAATTGTTTTGCCGCCTTGTAATTCAGCATACATTGGTGCATTTCGTGAGTTTTGTTTCAACACATCTGGATTACGCAGTGTCCACGATTTCCACTCGTTTGGTATTTTAAATGTATAATTGTTTCGTTTTAAACCGTCTTGATTTATATTAGATTCCATATTATTCCATTTTTGTTCGAACTTTGTAAAAAATTCGCCCAATGTACTTGCATCAATGGACGTGTTAGATGGTGGTGTAGACACTGAGTTAAATTCTGCCCATACAGAATCGTTTATTATGTTAAGAGTATATGTTGTTCCTATATGGCTGCTATCAGCAGCAATTTCTATTATTTTAACTCTGTTCAAACTATAAAATAAGTTATTGGCTGCTATTGTACCGTCTTCATTATATCCTGTGAACCATATTTCTATAAAATATGGGCATTTAATATGATTAACAACTTTTAATTCTTTTGCAGAATAATACATCTTATCTAGTAGTGTTATACCTAGCGGCTCATTTATAACAAGCGTATAATTTGTATTTGACCACATATTACGTTTATTTGCATTGGCATTCCCCGCAGCTTGTGCAGTTAACGATATAATGTTAAATCCTGCTGTTACACCAGATTCTGCAATAATAATTTTATTTAACCCATTACTATTAGGATTAGAATTATTAATACCTGTATATGCTTGTACATCATTGGTCATAAAAAATCTAATATGATATGCATAGTTTGCATAGTCATTCAATGAATTAGTTTTAACATTTACTAAACTACTAAGTCCATTAGAGGCCCAACTTGTTGTAGTATTAAAGCCGTTGGCTGCACCAGATAATAATCCTGATAATCCTGATAATCCGTTAGAACCAGATGCTATTAAGTTATTAAAGTTGGTATTTGCGATACCCTTTAATGTAGATGTTAAGTTATTTTGTATATTTGAAAATTCGGTATCTATTGCAGTTCTGATAGAAGTGCCGATTGCAGAAGCATCAATTTTAATAGGATTTAATGGTTTGATTGCATCGGTAACTTTATTTACAACGTTATTTGCAATATTGTTTAAATTGAATGTCATCAGACCAATCCTGCTAGAGATTCTTTCTGCGGGACAAATATAGTAATATTAGCTAGAAAATCCCAAATTGGATCTTTAATTACATTTGGATTTCGCAACATAAAGATCCACCAAAGTTGAGTCGTACCATATTGTACATATGATAACAAATCCGGCCTGTATTGATATTGTGCATCCAATTGCACTAATAAATCTGTACTTTGAGGATTTATATATACACCGTTCCAGAATCCTAGATAGTTTACATATTGAGTAACTTGCGGAGTAGAAATATATGGACTGGTGCGTTGATAATTTACAGTACTCATATCCAGCGTCCTTGTGTCATCAATTTACCTGTTCTGAAACTGTCAAGATTAAAACTACGCAGTCTGGTTGCAGTATTTTGTACTGTGATGTCGACCATCAAATTAAACACAGACGGCAACCAAATATAACCATCATTTACATTTGTTAAATCTTGTCTATACATACGAGTAGCTATTAATGTAGAATTTGCACTATTGAGAAAACTATTAATAGAAGGTGTTACTTGCAATTGACTATAACCTGGTATATTTGTAGTTGTTTGATTGCCAGAGTATGTTTGTATATTAGACAAATCTACAGGTACATAATCTATATCGTTGGGTAAACTAACTGTAAAATTAGTTACAATAACTGGCAATTGGTTAAACATATATTGTCCGTATGCATCGAATAATAGCACAGGGGGTGGGACGCCTGCATTGGGGTCGCTAGATCCAAAATGCATTTTTGTTACTGTTCGTAAAAAATGTATAGCTGCAATTGCATATATACCATCTTGCTGATTCTGTATACTAAAATCGCCAGACACTTGAAGTTTTGTAGATGGTGTGTTTACATATGCCTGTATATCTTGGTTAGTATGTACCAATTCCATTGGACTATAATTTACAGCCTGCGACCATGTTATTGTAGGTTGGTATGGCCATATCATGCCATTGGTATTACGCAACGGTTGTAACAATCCGTTTGACCCATATACTTGCATTGCAGCAGCAGGCTTGGGTCGTAAACGAACTCTGCGACCTTGTGCATCGCTGTTGTTACTGGTATTAGGAGACTGTGTGCCTGTAAAAGGCACTGCCATACCACCCAATTGCGACAAAATGTCTGCCATTTATAAAACTCCATTCTTAGTATTTATGGTGATATTTTTGAAGTATTTTTGCCATGTACATAGCTAATATGCAAAATAAATATGCAACCATTGTTTGTTATTTGACTTCATTGGTAAAAATTCAGCAAAGTTAATTTACATGTAGATGGCAATCTACCAATAGTTTGGATAATGTGTAAACATGGCAGTAGTCGCTAAAATAAAATACTTAACTAATAAAGACTTGCTAGAAGAAATACATCGTAGTAAGATTTCCTATTGCGAATTTTTAGAATCCAGACATACCGCGTATGATTTCATTGTAAGTGATATAACTCAAGTTACCACTCAACGTATTGATGATGCAAGGCAAAAACGTGTGGATGTTTTTATTGCAGCAGAACGCAAAGCACAAATTGCTGCTGGTAATAAATCGCCCGTGATCAATTACAGTTTAGACGATGTACAACGTAAAGATATTGTAATACGAGTGATGACATTTGACCATATACCGATAAATGAAGAAAAGTTAGCAAAAGCCAAAAACGAAGCCGACAGACATTTGAAATGTAATTTTCCACCATTCCAACATTTTATCTATGACGACGAACAGTTTGTATGTGTGGGAAAAAGTCACTGGCAAGGCGGATTACAAAACGGGCATTTTTCAAACAGTCACGGCAAAATGAGCAACAAACTGGCAATGATGTTTATGAAGCTGGTAGAAAGATACGGACACAGGGGCAACTGGCGTGGCTATACCTATATAGACGAAATGAAAAGCCAAGCACTGTTACAGCTAAGTCAAATAGGACTACAATTTGACGAAAGCAGGTCGGACACACCGAATCCGTTCGCATATTATACAGCAGCCATAACCAATAGCTTTACCAGAGTGCTTAACATAGAAAAACGAAATCAAAATATCAGAGACGATATCCTGATTATGAACGGTGCTACTCCCAGCTATACAAGACAAACAGAACATGACATGATACGTATGGCACAACAGCATGCAGAAGCTATGGCAAAGCAAGCAAAAATAGCAGAATCAGACACTTCTGACGACAATGGTTGATACTTTGCGCATAATACCTTATGCTGTTATATGACTAAAAACATAGATTTCACTAATACTATTGCATTAATTGCATACCAATCGCCGCTGATAAATAACATTCATTAGTACAGATGGTATGCAATATGATATACAAACAAGATTACTTTGGGTACGTCTATGAATGGACAAATATTAAAAACGGTAAAAAATATATAGGGTCGCATTTCGGTGCAGTTAATGACAACTATATAGGATCCGGTACACTCTTTAAAAGAGAATATAAAAAATATCCTGATAATTTTACCATGATTGTATTAGAATACATTACTGTAGATGATAGAAATTTAACATTTAAATGTGAACAAAAATGGTTAGATACAATACCTGACATTCAAAATAACAAATTATATTATAATATGAACAATAACGCAGTAGGCGGTTGGATTTTTATAAAAAATGATCATATTACTAAAAGATCTAACACATTAAAAACTAATCACAGTTTGCATGGGTTAAGTCAAAAAGAACGAGATTCATACAGTATTAAAATACAAAGCAGGCTAGATAGAATTGCTAATAGCGGTTTTACTGTTAATGAACAACAGCAGCATGCCAAATATGGATATACAATAGAGGTAACAGATCTCGACGGTAATGTTACGACATACTCATCTTGTAAAAAAGCAACCAAAGAGCTTGGAATAGATATCGAATATGGGCGCAAAGTTTGTTTGACAAAACCTATGTTCAAAGGGTACATTATAAAAACTGTCAGTAATCCTGTTATAGACTGCAACAAAAAATGGAAATGATGAAAAAATCTGTAGACTTTTCAAATACAATGGTTTTTGGTGATATACATTACGGTATGCGTAATAATTCAAGAGATCACAATGACAGTTGTGAACGTTTCATCAAATGGATGATAGAGCAAGCCGAAGAACGCAATATCAAGAAC